TTGCCTCATTGGCCACCAGCGCCCAGCCGTCCACCCAGTCGGCCACATTGGCCCACAGATCTTCGATGTAGCGGTACTGCACGCCCACACCGTAGGTGGTAATGCTCTCCTGCACCGTGCCGGTATGGTAGGGCATATTGTCGGTGGAGCCGGTATTCTCGGCACTCTCACCATTGCCGCAGCCGTAGCCGATCGCGCCCTGGAAGTCCCAGGTGGCGTACTCCACCAGCATCAGCAGGCGTACCGTCCACCACATGGCGTAGTCCTGCATATGATAGCCGGTAACACCTGCTGCCTCGCACTTCGCGGCGAAGCTTGCCCGGAAGTCAGCGCGGGTCACATTGACCAGGGGCGCGGCACCGGAAACAGACTGGCCCGTGGTGCCTGCGCAGTGATAGCGGCCGATATAAACCACATCGCGCTCGCCCTTGCCGTCGCCACGATCCATGTGGGCGGGAGAGACATAAAAGCCGTCGGTCGCTGCGTCGGCGATCTCAAAGGACAGAGCACCGTCCACCTTGGTGATGCGGTACCAGAACTTAGGGATTGCCACCAGCGTGCCGCCCAGCTCGTCCTCCACGATCTCCATACCGGCCCAGGGCATCAGACCGTCAAAGGGGGAACTGCCGCCCACGCCATTGACGCAGGGGACAGGATCGGCAAAGCTTGCGGAAGCGCCGGTTCTGGTCAGCTTGTTGCTGACGGTCATATCCCAGCTCACGCCATAGACGGTGCCGCCTGCGCTGCCGGATCCGGAGCCGCTCATGGGCTGCGCCAGCCAAGTGCCGGTTTCCATGTCGAAGCGGTATTCCTTGCCGGTGTTCATTTCCAGCAGCTTGTCCCCGTTATAGGGGCCGATGGGGTAGTCGCCGGTGGGTTTCTTGTCGCCGCTCTTGCCGAACCAGTGGGAATGCTTGGTATTCTCAATTTTCACTCTTGTAATCATAAAATCTGCTCCTTTCTGTCATATCAGGCGGAGGCCTCGGCCAGTGCCGCCGCGATCTTCTCGTCGATCAGCGCCTCTATGCTCGCCAGGTCGGGGAACTCGGCCAGCCATTCTTCTTCGGTGCCGGTATAGCCGTGCTTCACCGCTATGGCATAAGCACTCAGGTAGTACCACAGCTTGTTAGCCTGGCCCCTTGTGACCACGGTGGTGCTGCGCAGCGCCGCCGGATCAATAGGGAGATTGTTTCGGGTGAACCACTGGCGATAGTCCTTTTCTGCCGTGTTGTACATGGCGTAAGCGTTGGCGTAACGGTCGTACTCCCCATTTGTGTAGTAGGTCATGGCCTCCAGGTAATGGACATACAGCTTGTCCCAGGGGAAGGGAACCAGGAGCTCCGCCTCCGCGTCGTCGGGCAGAGAGTAGGACATCCAGCTGTCGCCCTTGTAAAACTCCAGCATCAGCCGCCCGTCCAGCTCCGAAAGCCAGCGGCAAAGCACGCTGTCCTCCAGCACCGCGCCGGTGAGGGCCTTGGCCTGGCTGATCGCTTCATTGATGCGCATATTTTTCCCTCCTATTCGTAATAAAAAGCGCGGCGGGGCAGCGGGGACAGGTCCCTCGTCACCTCGCCGCGCCGTGTCGCAGCCGCTCTATGGGTATCGCGGTAAACTATGAAGTTACATGGCAGCCAGAGGCTTCTCGCTCTGCTTCTGGATCTGCACGCGGCTCTCGTAGGCGGCGTACTCCTGCTTGGCAGCATTCTGCAACGCCTCGTAGAACTTGCGCTTGATCTTCACGGGCACGCCACGCTGGATGCGCAGGGTCTCACCGTTGACCGCAACAAACACGTCGCGGCGCTTCATGTTGGGCAGCAGAGGCGCGGTGTAGTCCACCAGCTCCTCCATAGGATCGCCCTTGGCCTCGGGGGCCTCCGCAACAGCTTCCGCCTTGGCCCCTGCCTTGGCCTCCGCTTCGGCCACGATCTTGGCAGCCTCCGCCTTTGCATCAGCAATGATCTTCTCGGCCTCGGCCGCTGCGTCGGTAACAGCGGGAGCCTGGGCCTCGGCAGTCTCAGCTTCGGCCTTCTTGTTCTTCTTGGTATCACTCATGGCTATATCCTCCTTTGTGATAGCCCCGCCCGTCACCGGGCGAGGCTTGGATTGTCGCTACGATTAGGGGGTAGCGGTGGTCTCGATACGGACGATGTACTGAGGCACCAGAAGCTCAGTAACCTTGGTGGCCTTCCAGCCGCAGGTGGCACGCTGGTTCAGAGCATCGGCAGTACCGGCGCTGCCCAGCTGCTTGACGATGTGCTGCAGGCCGCCGCCGGTGACTTCGGTAGTGCCGTAAGCGTCAGCACCCATGATCAGGGTGGAGTACACGTCAGCACCGGCAGCACCGGCACCCTCGAACTTCTTGGCGCGGCTGGACTGGACGAAACGAACGCCGTACAGCTCGCCGATCTCGTTCTGATAGATGTTCTCGGTGTCCACATACTCGTGGGGGCGCTTCCAGTCCTCGTCGTTGGTCAGGTCGAACTTGCAGTAGGGATGCACGATACCGACGTAGTAGCCGTCGATCTTGGGAGCATCCTGGCTCTCCAGGAAACGCACGGCCATCTTGATGGCCTTGGCGGTCAGGTTGTGGTTGCTCTCGGCATCGGTATAGGTCAGCGCGGCGCGGGAAGAAACGGTGCCCTCGGCGTACTGAACCACGGTGCCGGAGTTCAGGACCTCACGGGAAACGGTGTCCAGGGAGCGGCCAGCCTGGGAGGCGATTGCCTTGGTGGCCACGATCAGCACGGGGTCGATGGCAGTCAGCATCAGCATATCGCTCAGGGTCACATAGCCGCCGTACTGCTCCACGGTGGCGGTGACGGTGCTCATGCTCAGGCTCTGGCCGTCGGGGGTAACGCCCTCGGTCAGAGGGGTAAGCATTTCGGGCAGGGTGTCCCACTGGCGGAACTCAATGGTCTTGCCGCCGTTCTTGGGGATGGGATGCTTCTGGGCAAACAGATCATGGACCAGCTCAGGCTCTACCAGGTCGATCAGGTAGTCGCTGTAGTAGGTCTTCATCTCGTCGCTCAGACCATCGGTGCCGGTGGTGTTGGTGTTCAGCTGGCCGTCGAACAGGTGAAGGTTCAGAGGCAGCAGGAACAGACGGGTAAGAAACTTCTTCATGTTGAAAACTCCTTTCTGTCAGCGAGAGGAGTTAGAATTTGATTTGATCCCCTCGCATTGCTCTGCGGGCGACTTCCGCGCGATCCTTCTTGGACAGCTTGGAAACGTCGTCCTTCACGGTAAATGCACTCTGGGCGGCGGTGCCGTTCTCCGCCGGGCGGCTGCCCTTGGCGCGGACGTTGTTCACAACGCGCCGTTCCGTGTTGGCTGCGGTGACCTGCATGGCGTCGCCCATCAGCTCGTCGAAGTGGCGAACCTTATAGGCGTGCTCCACGGGAGTACCGGCACGCAGCATACTGGCAAAGGCGGGGTCCTTCAGCTCGGTTGCCAGGTCGAAGTTGGGGAACTTCGCCTTAACCGCCTGGGCTTCCTGGTACCACTTGTGCGCCTGCTGCTGGGCCTGCTCCTGCTGCTGTCGGCCCTTCTGGGCGGCCAGCAGCGCAGCGTTATCCCTCTGGAGCTTGCGGAACTGCTTGTACTGTTCCACGCTCATGCCCGCCTCCTCGGCAGCCTCGCTCCAATAGGCGCTGTCGTTCTCCAATGCCTCGGTCAGCTTCTTCATGTCGCTGTCGACGATGTTATACCGCTGCATCAGCATATCGATTACCGGCTGCTGAGCCTGCACCTGAGCCTCCAGGCTGCGGGTGTCGCTGAACCGGCGGTTGATGATCCGCTGCGTCTCCTCGGTGAAAACGTCCTTGAACTCACCGTTGACCATATCCCGGAACGCCTTGCGGCGTGCCTCCAGAGTGTCGGAGGTGGTCTGCACCCCCTGGTTGTTGTCCGCACCGGCGGCGTGGGACGGGTCTTGTGCGCTGGTCACAGTTCCGGCAGCGGTCGCCCCGTCGTTCTGCTTTCCAAACAGCACATTGCTGTATTCGCCCGATTTTCCCCGGCGGGTGGCTCCGGGTACTGCGCCCTTGGTATCGCCCTTTGCGCCTCCATCACCGGCAGCGGCCGCCCCGGCCCCGGCACCAGCTGCACCGGCAGCAGCGCCGCCGTCAAACAGGTGCAGGTTGATGGTAAGCAGTTTGTTGAACTTCATAAAGTGTTCCTCCTTGTAATCGCGGGAGTTTCGCCCCCGTGCATCGGTCTCTCAGCTGCCCACCGGACACGAAGGAGCCCAGGCGTTTCCGCCCGGCGCTCCCCGTGTCGGTGAAACAGGAGGACAATATCAGCCTATCATAGCAGTTTCGGGGCTTTCACCCCGTAGGGGTAATTTTTTTCAAATAATCTGTAGATCAACCTGCACGAAGGCTCCGTACTGCGCTTTCAGCTGTAGGAAGCCTACGCAGATCACGTCAAACGCAGTCTCGGCAGCGTCGCCTCCCATGAAGCGGATCACAGCGTCTCCGTCCTCCAGGCGTTCCTCCACCGTTAGGGTGGCCACATTACGCAGCCAGCCCGCCAGGGTGTAAACCAGGCACGAAACGGCGGCGCAGGCCTCCACGCTGCCGGTGGCGTGCCCCTTACAGCACACACAATAACGGTTGCCGTCCTGCTCCAGATATACCCTCGTCATTGCTCAGCCTCCGATGTTGGGCTTGCTGCGTTCGGCCAGGCGCTGGCCGTAACCTGTCATGGGTGTCTGCGCCTGCATAACGCCTCTTGCAAGGTCGCCGCTCGGCTTCCCCGTGTCCTTTACGACAGCAGCCGAACCGCCGCCCTCCTGGGGAGCGGCAGGCTCACCGGGCGCTCCAGGGCCTTTCCCGGTCAACGCCTGGATCACGGCCATCATCTGGTTCATCTGCTGCGCCATCTGCTGGCAGATATTGAGCAGCGTCTGTCCCTGCTGCACGCGTTCCAGAACCTTGTCCTTGCCCTCAAACTCCATCATTTCCAGCGCGCCCAGGGCTTCCTGCGCCCGCTCGGGGTTGAAGAAGCCCAGTCCGTACAGCTCCTTGGCCCGCTCGTTCTGCTCCATCCGGGAGAAGGGGTTCTTCTTCTGGGCCATGATCTTCAGGTCGAACACCGGCCTGCGGTACATAGGCACACCCTGGGTGTCCGTTCCGGTCACCTGATCCTGCAACGCCCGGTTGTCCAGATCCACGAAGGTGTAGCCGCCCGGCGTTTCTCCGGCAATGCGGAAGGAGCGGGTTTCGTCATAGAACTGGCGGATCAGCTCAATGCACAGCGTATTGATCCGGGTATGCGCACGGTAGCTGGCGGAGATCATATCCCGGCTGGCCTTGTTGCCCGCCTCCTGCAGTGCGGCAATCGCCGCCGCAGCAGTAACGCCGGAGCCGGTACCGCCGCTGTTCACATCCCGGTTGGCGGCCGTGTCCTTCATCTCCTCGATCTTCATCTGCATGATTGTCAGGTAGATGTTGTCCAGGGGCTGGCACACGATCTCTTTCAGCCTGCGCTCGTCCAGCTCGCCCTCCACGTGCACGATCGGATTGTTCCAGTCCAGGAATTCTTCCACATTTACGGCGGTGCTTGTGGAGGCGAAGAAACGCTTCTTTGTGGCCATCATAGCGTTTTCCAGGATGTTGGCGCTCAGCTTGTCGATGTACAGCTGCGGGTCCTTGCACACGGCCACATAACCAAAGCGTACCGGCGTTCCTTTCTCCGGGAACATCACATCCAGGACAACGGGATACTGGCCGTGATCGTAGA